AAAGCCTACGCCGCGCGCATCCGCGAACACCGCCCCGACCGCGACCCGGAAGGCTTCCGCCGCATCCGCGCCGCTTACGAAGAAGCGCTGGTGCAATGCGCCTATATCCGCCCGCGCCACGAAAAAAAGCGCCAGCGCGAGGCAGACGCGCCTGCGGAGGCAATCCCCAAACCGCCGCCGCAAAATCCGCCCGACAGCGGTTATTACGGCTACACCGCCACCCTGCCGCCGGAAATCAGCGAGACCCTGCGCGCGCCGGAAAACGTCGCCTATCTGGAGCGCCCGCAAGAAAGCCGCCGCGAAATCGTGCCGCACAGCTATCTTGACCGCCCGGCAGACATTCCGGAATCGCCCGCCGCGCGCCTTGCCCGTTGGCGCACTGCTTGGGAAAACGCGGCGGATGATGCGGCCCTGCTTGCCGTCCTGCAAGCGCAAGCCAGCGAAGAAGCCCTCTACAACATCGACGTACAAGCCGATTATCGCGAGGCGCTGTACCGGCATTTCTGGCAACACGACAACCTTCTGCGCAGCTATCTTTGGGCCAGCAAGCACTATCACCTGCCAGAAAACGAATCCCAAAATGATCGCGAACAGATTGCCCGTTATCTCGACGACTGTCGCGCCGCCTGGGAGCAGCTCGCCAGCGACCACAAACTGCTCGCCGTCCTGCAAGCGCAGGCGGCAGACCCGGCGCTGCAAAACACCATCCTGCGCCAGCGCTACCTTGCCGCCCTGCGCGACCACCTCACCAGCAGCGCCGTCTATCCGATCAGCTATTACTGGGCGAAGGCGTATTACCACGGCGAGGGCTTCGGCAAAAAAGACCCGCACCGCTACCGCGACTATCCCGAACGCCGCCTGCGCCATTTCTGCGACCAGCTTGACCGCGCCACGGATGACGCCGCGCTGCTCGCCGTGCTGCAACAGCAGCAGGAAGACCCGCTCCTCATTTACCCGCCCTTTCGCGCCGATTACGCCCACGCGCTGGCGGCGCGGCTGCCTGCCTGGGCGGATTGCCCGCAGAGCCTTGCCTGGGCGCAGGCGCATCACACCCTGCCGACGCTTTCCGCCGAACAGCAGCAGGCGGCACTCCTCGCCCGCCTGCAAGCCGCCTGGGACGGCCTCGGCGACGATAACCTCCTCGCGGTTTTACAACAGCAGGCGACGCGCTACCACGACCTTCTGCAACACATCGACCTGCGCATCGACTACCTCGACGCCCTGCGCCAGCACCTTGCCAGCCGCGACCACCTGCCGCGCAGCACCTACTGGGCGGGCGAACAGTACCAGCTGCACCACAGCCACGACGGCGAATACCAGCGCCGCTACCTCGCCGCGCGCGTCGCCCTGAAACAGCCGCCGGAATTTACCCGCTCCCCGCGCTACGCCGCACTGGCCGACTGGCTGGCGCAAAACCCGTGGCGCCGCCGCCTTGCCCTCTGGCGCGACTGGACGGTATCGCGCGAACACCCCGCTTACCGCCAATGGCAGGCGCTTTACCATGACCTCGCGCCGCAGTTGCGCAGCGCCTCCGCGCCCGGACTTGATCGACAACTGTTTTACCGGCGCAGCCTGCTCGTCGCCACCAGCCTTGCGCTGGCAGGCATTGCCAGTCTCGGAGGCAACACCGCCGGCGTCGTCCAGATCCTCCTCGTGCTGTTTTACAACATCTATCTGGCAACCAGCGACTTCCCCGAATGCGATCTGGCCAAATACCACCTCTACCGCAGCAGCCCGCCGCTGCGCACCCTCGACCACGCCTACCACCCGCTGCCCTACGGCGCCTACTGGCTGCTGGCAGACCTTGCCGTCATCGCCCGCACCCTGACCGTGCCGGAGCCGCCGTGGACGGGCTTCGCCGCGCTGTGGTTCATCCTCCGCTTCTTCCAGACCCTGTGGTCGCTGAAACGCGCCGTCCTCGTCGGCTGGCAACCGACATACCCTCCCGATGCCGCCCAGCCGCTGATGACTGCCGCCATCCAGCTCGCCTGTCTCGGTCTGTGGTTGCCCCGCGCGCTTAATGGCGAAGCCATGCCGTTGCTGTACGCCATCACCGCCCTGCTCGGCATCGGCCTTTACGGCCTCTGCTGGCTGCGCCTGCCCGCCGAGCGCATGGCACAGCGCCGCACCATGCTTGACCTCGCGCCTGCCGTCCTCATCCCGCCGCTGGCATCCCTTGGCGACAGCGACCCGTATTACAGCGCCGGCTAATCCCGCGCGCGATATTTGCGGGTAAAACGCGACATAAATGCGAGTTGCAAAAGTTGTAAATATAGCAACTTTGTCTCAAATATCAGCAAGGGCGGCTGCCGGAAATCCCGGCTCGAATGTCGCCAGTCTCTCATCTTGCGGGAAACCGGCGGCGTCGCCACCCCGCTCAATCTCTCCCAATACATCCATCATCAACCGCACCCCCATCGGCGCAAGCTCCCGTTGCCATAAGGTCGCTGCGGTATCCTCCGGCCGTATGTGGCACCAGTCCTGTGCCAGCAGCGCGCCCGTGTCTGCGCCGTCGTCCATCCGGTAAACCGTCCCGCCCGTTATTGGCTCCCGCATATGTATCGCCCAGCGCACCGCGTCCCGTCCTCTGTGTCGTGGTAGTAGCGATGGATGGTAGGCGATGACGCCGCTTTTTGCCCGTGCGCGGATTGACGCGGGCAGGTACTGGTGCAGGTGCGCTGCGACAATGACGTCGCAGGGCGGTATGTCCGCAATCTGCGCGCTTACGGCAACACCCTGCCCTGCCGCCGCCTTAGCAAAGCTGCCAGCCGGGTTGGTGACGGCCAATAATATGTCATAGCTGCGGGCTATGCAGGCGGCGAGTATTTCAGTGGCCAGCCATTTTTGCCCGGCAATCACTACTCTCATACGTCCTCCCCCAAGTAGCGGAATCCCTGCACGGCGCGCAAATGGCCGCCAAAGCCTGAACCGGCATCCGCTCCCATTGTTTTGCGCAGGCTGGCGGATGAACGCGCTTTGCTGCCGCCGTGGAGCTGCGCCGATACTTGTGTCCATTTCGGGTCACGGCGCAGGGCGGCGGCAAGACCGGGATGACTGGTGTGGAAAAGCGTGCGCAGCGGGCGCGCGTAGCGGTTGTCGCCGTCTAACCAAAGCTGGCAGCAGCCGTTGAGGAAGCGCATTCCTACGCCCGCGCCTTGCCATTCTGGCATGACTACCAAGCGGCAGGCACGCGCCTCGGCCATGCCGGGGCGTGTGGAGAAAGCGATATGGGCTACCGGCTGCCCTCTGACCAGTCCCATGTAGTGGGCGGAGGCTACCATTGGCGGCAGGTCTAGATAGTGATGCGACGCAAACAGGCGCCAGTCGGCCTGACGGCAAGGGTATATTTCCAGGTCAATGCGTGGGCGTTGCCTAGCCCACCCCCATTGGAATGCGCCGCTCTCGGTGTCAAAGACCCAGTCTGGCTGTATCCAGTCAAGGATGTCGTAATGGCAGGATAGCAGTACGGTTTGTGGTCGCCCGGCGATACGCCGCCAGCTCTTGGCAAATGCGCCCGCACCTACTTGTGCAATCTGCCGGTCAACCACAGAGGAAAACTCATCCAGTACGGCAAACGCAGGCGCCTCGCAAATCAGGCGGGCAAGATTGGCACGGAAGCGCTCACCGTTGGAAAGGACGTGGTAGGGGCGCAGCCAGCTGGGGACGGTACCAAGCCCTACTGAGGCCAGCGCGGCGGTTACGTCATCAAAACTACCATCGGGGGCAATGGCATCGACAATCGGACAATCGCGCGGCCATGTCGGGGCATAGAGTTTTCCTAATCGCTTGCCGATGCTGGTTTTACCGCTGCCAGATGGTCCGACGATAACGCCAATTTGCCAAGGCCGTGCGTCCAGTGGCAACGCCGCCTCGATATGTACGTCGGCGCCGTTTTCAACGTTAAACAGGGATTTGACCCGTGCCGCGCGGTAGCTGTCAAAATCGGTGCAATGGTGGTGGATGGTGATGGTGGTCATACGTTGACCACCTTGAGACTGTAACCTTCTGCACGCAGCCGTTCGTAGGTGTTGCGCTGCTCGGTTTCGTCTGTGCAGCGGATGATGACTGCATATTGTGGCCGGTACTTAAAGCCGTTTTTGCCATATTTCATGGGCGTCAGGAGCTCCTGTTGTCTGACGCTCGGCGGCATTCTTGTAGGTGATGGTGTAGAGCCGCTTGCAACGTGGGCATTTAATCGCGATGGTGCCGCGCAGGTCACGACTTTCGGCGAGTAATTTGTTGCAGGTGCAGCGGTGTTGCATGGTCGGCATGTGTCCTCTTGCGTCGCCTGATGTTAATCGGTAGGCTTGCCGCCCTCTCGCGAGAGGAGCGGATCTTGCTCGTGGTGGTCACACACCGCGGGGGCTGGCGCGCTGTTCGCGCGGCGCGCCGGTCGTCCGTTTGCTGTGGAGATTTTCAGGGATGAGCGCCGCTGGCGCGGTTAGACTGGTTTGGAATTTGCCAAAGATTAAGGCAGGCGTTGCGCCTGCCTTATTTTTTGCTGTTGAGCGGTAGCCGCAGCTGGGTGCGGCGCTGGATGAGCGCATCCACTTTTTCTTTGACGCGCAGGCTGTAGCCGTCGCTCCAGCCATATTTGCGGTCAACGTCGCGCGACGGCATGCGCCGCAGGTCTTGGTAGGCCATCATCCAGCGGGCGAAGGTGGCGGGCTGTTTGGTGACGTAGAATTTTTCGCCGCTGAAGGTTTCGGCGAGGTGAACCAGCACGCGATTGACCGCCTCAGCGGCGGTCTCTGCGGGTATGCCTGCGGCGACGAGCGCGCTGCAGGTGTGGTCGGCCAAGGCGGCGAAAAATTCGCCGCTCTCGTTAATGTCCGGTTCGGGGATTTTTATGCCTAATGCAAAATCACTCATGCGGTCTCCGTGGCGCCTTGCAGCCAGCCTTCGAGCATGTTGTAGAGCTTGTTGGTCTCGTCGTCGGCAAGGTCAGCGAGGTTGTTTTTGCCGAAATAGCGTTTGATATAGCGGTTGAAGCTGCTTTTGTCCTTGCTCTGCACGATGCCGCACCGGCGCAGTTCGTACCATTTGCCGAGGCAGGCGCGTTGCTGGCGGGTGAGCGGGCGGCGAGCATCCTTGAAAGCGCCGAGGCGGGTCATCTCCGCCAGCACCAAGGCACGCTGCGCAGTCGTCATGTCTTTGCTGCTGGTTTTGCCAGTAAGGCGTTGCAGGAAGGCACGGTAGGTGTCGTCATCCATGCCGAGGCGCGCTTTGCCGATGTGGATGCGAGCGGTTTGGTTGCCGATATACATGGTCAGCCTCCGAGGGTTTCGAGGGTGGCAGCAAGCAGCGTCTGCGCATGTTGCAGGTTGGCGATGGCGTGTTCGCGGTCGTTGTTATTTAGCGCCATTGAGGTATCTACCAGCGTCACGATCAGGCTGCCGACTACTTCGGCGGTTTTTTTGTTCTGTTTCTGTTCGGTGTTCATGGGCGTTCTCCATTTTCAGCATTTGGGCGATTTGGTCGAAGATGTCGGCGTTTTTGGCGGCTTCGACCGGGTCGTGGATGGTGTCGGGTGGCGGCAAGGAGGGGCGGGGCGGCAGGCGGTCGAGGAAGTGGCGCGGTGCCGGCCAGTCGGTCATCTCGGCGCAGAGGCGACGGAAGGCACACTCGATGCGGGCAACGTCTGCGGGTTGCCAATCCCGCCGTGCCAGTGTTTCCAGCCATACTTCGGCGACGGTGGTAACGCTTTCGGCGGGCGGCGCGCCCCGCAGTCGCAGGGTGACCAGCTTGATGAGGCCAACGATGATGGCGTTGTGGATTTCTTTCGGCATGTCATTTGAGCATCCCGGCAAGCGCACTTACCGCCGCGCCGGTTTTGCTGTTGGTAGCGGGGGCGGCGTCCGCCGGGGTGGCAGGTGTCACCACACTGACGGCGGCGGGGCGGTAGTGGGTCAACACTTCGTAGAGGTATCCGTGGTTTTTCAGCGGCAGGGTGAGTTTGCCGCTGTCGCGGGTGACCAGCACTTCCTGCATTGCCCACAGCCACGCGGCGGGTGGTGCGTCATATACCGCGCCCTTGCGCTCGATGCGCTGCGCCTGCATGTCCGGCAGGATTTCGCCGAGCAGTTTGGCGACGCGGGCGAAGGTCAGCTCGGTCTGCGCCGGGCGAAAGAGGCCGAGGTAGCGCACGGTCAGGGCGGCAAGGTCGCCGCCCAGTTGCACCAGGAAGCGCAGCGCGGTGCGGGCATCGTCGTGGGCAATCAAGGCGTCAAGGCTGAGGGTGGCGCCACAGTTGGGGCAGCGGGTTTTCATGTCCGGCTCCTTTCGGTACGTACATGAGTGATTTCGTCATTTGCTTCGTTGAGTGTACAAATCATGGCGTGCGCCCCGTCGTCTCCATTGAGCTCAAAAACGATCTCTTTTGCCCGCTCCTTGTTTGCCCAGATGATTTGAACAGCGGCTATCCTACCGATAAACCGGCGGATTTGCGCCTCTGCGTCGCCGCGTCTGCGCATGACGTGCTCGGCCAGCCCTTGCAGTCGAAAGAACAGCGCGGCGTGCTTATGTGGCGTGCAGCGAGTGGTAAAACTCATGACCAGCCCCGTTCTTTGACGAGTGCCTCGGCGGCCGCGACGATTTCCTGTTCGGCGGCGGCGCGGCGGTAGTGGCGGTCGAGCGGATTCAGCTCCGGCGCTTCGCTGGCATGCAGGCTGGCGACGGCCTGCACCAGCTCTCGCTCGTGCGGCAGGGGGATGCCGCGCAGGTGGTCGTAGATGTCCATTGTGAGCAGCAGTGTACGCCCGGTGAATCCAACCAGGGTGAGGAAAGCGCCATAGGCGGCCATGCCGGGTTCGGCGCTGAAGGCACCTTTGATGACGATCAGCGCCCCGGTGGCGACGCAGAGGCAACAAATCAGCGCGGCATGCCGCTCAACAAATTTCATCGCCTTCATTGTTGCCACCCTTTCAGTTGTTGTAGCAGCAGGTAATCGCTATGGCTCAGGCGCACGGTGTGCCAGCCTTGGCGGATTTCGATGGTGCCGTCGGCGTCGTGCAAGTGATAGCTCAAACGGATGCGGCGGCGCAGCCGCGCGACAAGCCAGTCAATCAGCGTCCTCATGGTTGCACCCCCTCAACTTCGTGCGGCGTGATCACAAAGTCCTCGACTCCCTTGACCACGGTGACGCCTGCCACGGTGGCGGCAATGTCCATCTCGGCGAGCATCGCGTCCTTGTTGACCTCCTCCTTGACGCGGACAAAGCGGATGAGACCGAGGGTGCGCAGCGCTTCCAGCACGGCTTCCTGTGAGCGGATGCGAATGGACGGTGGGCGCAGGCGCCAGCTCACTTCGCCGGTGATGAGGTTTGCCGTTTTGCCTTTGGCGGTCAGCTCGGCACGGTTGGCCTCGCACCAAGTCTGGATGCCGGTTTGCAGCTCCTTGGCACGCTCGGCAAGCGCATTGATGCCGTCTTTGTGGCGTTCGGTGATAACGGCGATTTCGTCGTTCATGGCGGCGACGGCGCGGGTATGCTCACGTTGCACGTCACCGAGGTCTTTGATCCAGTTTTGCGTTTCTTCGCGGCTCTGCGGCGTGGCGAGGGTTTGGGCTTTAAGGCGGGTTTTGGCCATGTTTGGTCTCCGGTTAAGATGGTTTTAATGGGCGGTTAAGGCAAATCAGCCTGAGCGGCACGACGCTCGGCCAGATACTGTTGCAGGGCATGGTTTTCGCCGCGCAGCCAGTCAAGGTGACCGTGGGCGATGATGCTGATGCTGTCGCCGGCGGTAATGTCGGCATAGCGGCTGGTTTTGGCGGTTACAAGAGTGCTGTCGTAATAAAAGAGACTGTGGATACCACTTACGCCGATGTTCATCACCGCCCTGATGTTGTTATCAAAGGTCAGGGCAAGCTCTACAACGCTGCCCTGCCACTTCCCTTCATTGCGGACGGCTTCAACGCGCGGTTCTTCGCCCTGTATGCCCTGCGCAATTTGCAGCGCACACGTCATGCGGTTTTGGATATCGGTCAGCATGGCGTTGAGCTTGTTTGCGAGGGGGTACAGATCTGCGTGGTAGGGGGTGAGCGGGTCGTAATCGCGCTCCCGTAACGCGCGGCGGTAATCCGCCCACAATTGCTTCTCGGCATCTGCGCGGTTCATGCGTCGCCCTCCTCGTCGTCTTCCCAATCTTCATCCTCCTCTTCGGGGGTAACGATGCGCAGCGAGAGCTCGCCGTCTTTGCCGCTGGCGAGTTGCAGGGCGGGGGCAATGCGTGTCATGCCTTGCACCTCCATCACTGCGGCCAGTTCCAGCGAGGCGTTTATCCATGCTTGCAGCACGGTTTCCAGGTCTTTTTGATTCATATGGCCTCCTCACATGGCGTTGAAGATGTCCGCGGTGATGCGGTTTTGTCCCAGTCGTGCCGCTTCGTTGAGGGCGGCGGTGACTGTATTGTTGACGATGAGCGGGTAGAGCAGGCTCATCACCTGTTTGCCGTCGGCAGAGGGGCGGGTCAGGCGGGCGACGAGGCCGCTCACGGCGTCGGCGGCGAAGACGTCCTCGAAAGCAACATCAAGGCGGCGCAGTTTGTGGGTGAGGTAATCGGCGACGAAGGCGTTGAGTGGTTGCAGCTCGATTTGTTCGCATCTGCGCACCACTTCGCGCAGGTCGGCATTGCGCTCAGATAGCTTCAGTTTCAGCTCCGGCTGGCCGATGAGGACGATGCCGAGCAGACGGCGCATCCCGTCCTCCAACTCCCAGAAGCGCTTGAGGTATTTGAGCATCGGCACGGTGAGGTCGTGCGCCTCGTCGATGATGAGGCAGTGCTTGTTGCCCGCGCGGCTGCTCTCGGTGAGCAGGCGCTGGATTTGCCGTGCCTTGGCTTCCATTGAGCGTTTGGGTTTAGCGGTGCCTTGGCTGACGTCCTCGATAATGGCATCGCAGAGGTGCGCGGTCGTGAGGTGTACTTTGTCAATGGTCTGCGGCTGGATGACGATAATCGGCTCGCCGGTTTGTTTGATGCCCTCGATCAGGTCGCGCTTGAGCGTGGTTTTGCCCGCGCCGCTCTCGCCGATGATGGCGACGAACCCCGCCTGTTTGGCGGCAAAGAGCATGTTTTGCCGGATGTAGCGCTGCTCGTCGGAGAGATAGACGTCGTCGCGGGTCTGGACGTCATCGACGAAGGGGGATTTGGGCAGGCGGAAGAGCTGGCGCGCCTGTTGGGTTAAGACTTGCATTTCGGGGTACTCCCAGGGTTGTTGGCTGGCAGGCCAGGCGACGGTAGCGGTAACGCCAAGGTCGGCCAGGCGGGTTTCAATTTGCGCGCGCAGGGCGGCGGAGTCGGCGGATTTGGGATATTCGCCGTGGCGGATGATGCGGTTGATGGCGGCGACGCTGTAAGGCTTGCCGTCGGGACGTAGTACGCCTGCCGCCAGTTGTGCCTGACTGATGCCGTGTGTTCCGAGGATTTCGGCGAGTGTCATGCAATCTCCTTGGCGCGTTCGAATAGCGTCGGTTGCAACAGGCATTTCAGCGCGTCTTCAAAGGCGCTCTCCGGCAAGCCATCCGGGTAGGTGGCGCGGATTTCGGCATTGAGCTCCGGGGTAACGGTCATTTCGCTCGCGCAGTAGCGGATGAAATCCATCACCGGCAGGATGCGTTCTTCGCGCGGCGCCGCCGGTGCAGGCACAAACAGCGGATTGACCGGCAGTTGTTGCGGCGCGGTGGCGGCGACTTTGCGCGGTTGGCCGTGGCGAGGAAAGTGCTGAATCTTGCTTGGTGCGGGCGCGCCCGGAAACGGGTTGAGCGTGCCGGCAAAGGCCGGGGCGGATTTGCTGTTGTGCAGTTTGTCCACCTCCTGCGCGTCGCGCGTCCCCCAGGCAATTTCGTCGAGCGTCTTGCGGTTGGTGGTGAGCACGTCGTCAGGCGCCTGTTGAAAATGGCCGTCCACTGGTACGGCATCGGCGGCAAAGCCCCAGTCGTCCACCTCCAGCGGCGCTATCTCGTAGCGTTGCATCTCGCCGTAGCGGTCGGGATGGCTGACCCAGATGCTCGGCGCGGCGTAGGGGTTGACCTGTACCGTGACCGTCTCGCCGATGCGGATGTTGTCCACGTCGGCGACGCGGTATTGCTGGCTGCCGTAGCCGTCAATAGCGAAGCTGATGTGGTAATTCCCGCCGACCATGCGTTCCTGCGGTTCACTGGTGAGGAGAATGCGGCAGATTTCCAAAGGTGGGCGGGCAATCAGCTGCTCCGGCGTAATCCTGCGCCATGCGGCAAAGCGGGTCATGCCGTGGCGGCTGTGTCGCTGCTCGGCCTGAAAACGGCGTTGCCATTGCTCGCAGCAGGCATTCAACTGCTCAATGGACTGGATGTGGGTGAAGGCCAGACGCGATTCAAAGGCGCGCTCGATGATGTCGTTGTGCTTCTCAACGCTACCCTTGGCGCGACTGTTGCCCTTGATGTGGGCGTGCCACTCGACGCCGAGGCCGCGCAGCAGGTTGATAATCAGCGACGAGCCGTTGGCGCTCCCCTTGTCCCAGTACAAGAGGCGTGGCACCCCCTCGAAGGGATTGTGTTGCTTGTCTTTCGGCCCCATCGCGTGCATCAGGAAATCAAACATCGTCTCGGCGTTCTCGCCGGGGACGTTGTAATAACGGCAGTAGAAAGCACCGCTGCAATGATCCACCGCGACATAGCGCAGCACGCGCTTGCTGGCTATCTTCGCGAAGTTGTCAGGCTTGTTCTTGTAGAATTTCGCCTCGTCCATTACCGCCA